GTGCATGATAATAGTGCCTTCTAGTTTTGACGATAAAAACAATAAATAAATAAATCGTCTTATTATTCGCATATGTGATGTGATAATGTGTGTATACTATTTATATACACATTATTAACGCTTTTTTTCATGTAACTTAAACAAAATGTAAAGTCCCAATAAGCCTAGAGCACTATAATAAAGCTGGATGAGTGAATCATCAGGCATATCCGACTTGCTTATGGTTGCGAACGACTCTCTGCATGTCTTTCCTGTTACCGGATTCCGCTTCGAAGGAAACATACACGCATCAAGATTCTTGATATCAATATCCGAGACATATCGTGTCTCATTTTTGACACGATTGTTGTTGTCAATCGTTGGCATGGTGACCGCGCGACACGGGGGATTTGTACCGCCCATGAACGCCTGAAATATTTGTAACGGATTTAATCGGTTCAGATTGCTCATTGTCCCCGGCACCAACCCTCGAAATGCCGTAAACTTTGCACCACCAAGCCCTTGTGTAATGAAGGGTATCGAACCATCGGGCACGTTATTTACATAGATAGAGCGTGTCACTGAATTACCGGTGGCGCTGTCCTTACATTTGGCACCCGTTTCTAAGAAAAACTTATCACCTAAAGGACCCCCTGTTTTCGATGCGTTTCCACTTCCCGTGACGAGAAGTTGCGTGTAGTTGATAAGACCACCAATATTATTTGAAATTGCTCTTGTAGTTCCTTGCGAACTCATACCCATTTCTTCAGGACTCCTTATCTGTTGAGTGTAATTGTAGTCGGGTCCAAGGAGATCCTCTTGGAGCTGATCAATATCATTCATTGCTCTCGAAAACATATCCGTCATGCTGCTTATATACTATAAAGACTATATTTATAAATCAAGGTTATAGCCCCGTAACCGAAGGGATCTCGTCGCCAGATTCCGCATTGTATCCTCCTGTTAATTCGGAACTCTTTGCTTGGAGCTCTTCGCCCATGGCCTGAATGTTCTTCGCGTTCTTTTTCACAAGTTCGGTAAGTATTGTCACATCTTCCCTCAGTTTTTTGGCTTCTCCCACTTCGTCCTTCATTGCCTTGATATTTGCTGCGTTTAGCTTGGCTAAATACGTAGGATCTTTATCAAGGTCACAAGAACCAGTGGCACCCTCCTTCGTTACCGGCCACACATAATCAAGCATAGAAAGGATTATCAAGAGAGAAAAGAAACATAACACAATATTGATAAGCATCATTATATAATAGCCGCCTTTATTTTCTTCAGCAAATATATAATTATGTCTGCGCTAACAATGTCTAATCAGGGACAAAAATATGTATCTTGGAAAGAGGAATCCAAAAACGCAGCGGTTCCGGTGTGGTCCAGGCCAGACCCGAATGCTAGCGGTCCAGCGTTCAAGGCCAGGCCGATCAACCATTACAGAAAGCAACTGATGCCGGCGGATAGAAGTGGCACAGGGAATTCGGCTGTGGGTATGCCGATGGACACTCCCGGTGGAGCGGTCAATTTAGGAACCACCGAGTGCAATGACGCAAACTATGTTGTCAAAACAACGATCAAAAATGATTCTGATTGTGAGACGTGTCGTCCAACAAAATCAGCATCCACAAAATTAGACAAGAAATACTATACGGACAGTCGGGCGTATTTGCGTGCACGGTGTCAAACCTTTGACCAGAAAAGTAAGATTGGTGAGAAAAGTGGAACGGACGGTTTCTATAAATCTACGAATTGCTACGACTTGTCAGGGTGTGAAAATAAACAGAACGTGGTTTACAAACCCAACAACAACAAGTTTGCCACTCAAGGGGCCGTATCAAGTGGTTCCAGGTTGCTTCGGTTGAAAGTCGATACAATCACACGCAACGCGAGTAGTTTCTCCTCTGCTTACGGACACGCGGCACAGAATGCGGGTAGATATAACGGTAACTTTACGGCACCCTACTTCCTGAAATCAAAAGAAAATAAATGCGTTCCTTTTAGAAGGAAAGGTAACATGAGGATGTGCTTCTAACCATATTTCTTCAAAATAATCTTGGGCACAAGCTGGTCGCGGATGCCTTCCAGTTTCTTGTAGCACTTATTGATGGTGACCTCGCTAATTTCGCTTACATCGTTCACTTGACGTTTGGTAACGTTGAGGTTGCACTCTTGCGATACGAAGTAAATGATACCAGCCGCAATAGAGTGCGGTGTATTTTCGGGAACTAAATTATTGGTTTGGATTCGGATTGCAATAAAGCTACAGAGTCGCGTCAATTCCTTGTTGATATTGAGTCGACTACAATATCTCTCTATGAATGAATGAGGTGTCGTCTTACAAAGCGTTGTTTTTTCTCCATTATCCATGTTATGCTCCAGTTCGTTGATGATGGAAATTGCGTTCTTGCAGCCACGTGTGGCACTTGTATTATCCAGATTGAAGATCGTTGCGATTTCTTTTGCCGTTCGCGGATAGTCGTTCAGGCGAGCCGCTACATATATCGAGGCCGCAATGATTCCATCGCGATTCAGTCCGCGGAATGTCTTGGCCTCCGATATTTTCTTGTGATATCGCATCGCATCATCTATAATCAGTTTTGGAATACCGGCTTGACCGGCAAGAATGGTGATTCGTTGGAATTCATCGTATTGCGATTTCTCCCTGTATGGCATCGACTGCCATTCAGAATATCGTCTTATTTTCCTCATTTCATAGGTCGAATGGCTCGCACATATCACTTTGCAACCAAAGGACGACTCTTGGAGCAATGGATTGATTGGTGGACCCGCGCGTGTCGGATCGCTCGCGTGATTGTCTTCGGCACCATAAAATCTCCATTCTGCCGAATGATCAAGTATGTCCTTGTAGACAATTCCACATTTTGGATTGGTGCACGAAAGGAACCCTTCTTCGGTAATAATAAGGTGACTCTCGCAACAATCACAGAATTCACGCTGTCCTGATTTCCGATAGACGCATTCGATTGGAGACTCCTCTGTTTCTATGCATGCCTCGTGAAAACTATTCCACATATCCTTTTTATTGACACGTGCTCGCCGAATTTTTTTGGTTTTCATCGCTGTATCAGCCATCATTAATTTGGGCTAGAATATTTATTTCAGTTTCAATTTTATTGTTTATATCATTGACAAATATCAAAATACCAAAATATTAATCTTCTTGAAAAAATAATATTCATATAAATCATACAAATCATATGGGGAATGCCCAGTCGAGTCAAGGAACCATACCATTATCGAACATTTTGAATTATGTCTCCGCCAACTATATATTGACCAGCAAGTTCCAAGACATGAAAAAGTTGTCTCAGCACGAATACTGTAACGATATCGTGGTTCTCACCTCAAAAATTATATCCAATAATTTAAGCAATCTTGAAGTGGAGTACCTCGCACAACGACTAAAGGGGAACAAAACCGTCAACTATATGAATAAGGAAAATGTTGCTTATTTACCAAAGGAACAAATATTACAGTTGGATATTCGAAACAAGACACAGAAAAAACGGATTTGTAATGGAATCGCTAAATTCTACGTGAAGGTGGCACACGTATATGCCGCAATTCTTACGACTTTGAACCCTACCACCGAGTCCAACCAAACGCAAGGTAAAAAGGAGAATATGTGCGGTAAACGAATCTCTGCCCTCGAAAACAACAAGGCTAGATTGGCATCGGGCATTGTGAAGGTGTTCCCTAGTTTTTGTAATATGAACAAAGACCAGCGAAGTGGCAACGCAACACTTCTCGACCATGAACCGGGCATTCGCGAATTGGAAAAGTTATATTATGATAAATACGATTATAACACTGGAGAATTTATAGGGATGACAAAAGAAACACGCAAACAATACGAGAGGGATGTGTGTTTCTTTTACAAAGCGTTTACTGGTCAAAAATGCCCTTCACATATCAAAACATTTTCACAGGTTCCGTTGACTGATTATAGCAAACACAGGTTGTGTGATACACGCGTTTCTAATTCAGGTGCCACGAATGCGAATGGTCCTGATACTGATGGTGATACAAGTGCTACACAAGCTACTAAACTAAAAGAAAGATTACTGAAGAAGTATGCGGTGCATATACGAAACATGATGAAAAGCACCGAATCAAAAAGAAACCAACTTGTGGGTGCGATTGACAAGATGTTCGTGTTTGGAATTCATCCTCATACTGGGAAAAAAGAGATTATGGTCAATCCATCACTCACGATGAAAGGACTTGACGATATAAGCATTAAAACTCGCGACCAAATCAAGGAATTGTACGCAGATTGCGAGAAGAATTTTACAAAAGGGTTGGACATATTCGAAGCAATTGTTCAAACACAAATCATGCAAACCTCAAAGAAACAGATACGTGTTTTGGAGAGAAAACGAAATAATATTCGCTCAACATTATACGATAAACCAACTGAAAAAAGGGAACCAAGCAATTATATCGCCCAGTATAGAGGCGCGCCCGGTTCTCCACTTCCATATACGTATAGAAATAATCTGCGTTTCCTTGATCGAAACATAAACATTTAGCGGCAAAAAAAATGTTGGTGTATTATATAATGCCGTCCAAAACCGCGAAACGTATTTACAGGAAGCGTGTGAGCAAATCGCCTTGCAGAGGCAAGACCGCCAAGGCGTGCGGCAAGAGCCGTGGTTGCAAGAGCGCCAAGGGAAAGAAGCGCACGTTTTGCCGCAAGTCGGGCAACACCAAGCGCAACAAGTACGCCTCGTTCCGCGTCACTTACCGCCGCCGTCGCTAGACATTCATTAATACCAACCCAATACTACCTATATAATAATTCCATGATCTGTTTCTAGATTTTGGAATTATTTTGATAATTGTTCATTCTCACTTTATGAAAGAAATATCCGAATTGACTTTTATTTGAACACCTGAAATATCACACACATTGAGTCGCCACATTACTACATATATGTCGATGCTTCCATAAATAGGTATATGCGTTTTCCCTCCATAATGTAGTGTTGCCGATTATAAAACAAGGGATTTGAAGAATATCAAACATGTATAAATGCATCGTTTTTCACAGATCTCAAGACCCAATTTGAAAAAATCGAAAAAAAACCGAAAAAAACTGATTTATGAAAATTGACTTTCAAACTTCTGAAAAAAGTGACAAAAAAAGTGCGTTGCCTACATAATGGAGGGAACCAAACGAGGCAACAAAAATATGTATGGAGGGACCTTATGGAGGGGAATTTTTGGGCCAAATATCCACCATTTGAAACGGTTTAGGAACTTTATGTGTAAGTATTGTAGGACCCAAATGCTTCCGCAAAAAGTTCCGTGTAAATATAACTGTGAAAAGTGTGATTATCATAGTAACAAATTATCGCAATGGAAGCGTCATTTACTCACAGGAAAACATAAAATACTTACCGATACTTCCAAAAAAGGTCCAAAAGTGAGTTTTTTCACTTGTGATTGTGGAAGGTCTTATATTCATCGACAGAGTTTATATAACCACAGGAAAAAATGTTTTGGACCCAAAATACTTACAAATGCTTACGGAAGCCTTCAAAATGCTTCACCTCGTTTTGTATGTGTATGTGGGAAGGAATATACGCATCGTCAGAGTCTGTGTAAACATGAGAAAGTATGCAAACTGAAACAGAGTGAGAACGATGGAAATTGCACAAACAACAGTCTGAAACATATTCAAAATAATGCAATCACGGAAGGTAGTATTCAAAAACTTATTTTGGCGCTCCAGGAGGTGGTTCCGAAACTAGGAAATGTCTCCAATAGCGTCGTGAAGTCCAACAACACCATCAACTCGAATAATAACAACAAAATCATCAATGTCCAGATGTTCCTTTCTGAAAAGTGCGCGGATGCCATGTCCATCCAGCATTTTGCCAAACAGCTCGAGGTAACCTTGGACGATGTGTGTAAGAGCAAGAAGGATTGCATTACGAATGTGGTGTTGAAGAACCTCGAACCGCTTTCGCTCACCCAAAGACCCTTCCATTGTACCAACCCAAAGAGTAAAGAGTGGTATATCAAGGATGAAAAACAAGGATGGGAAGAGGATAGTGGAGAGAAACTCCTTCTTAACGCGGAGCATGGCATCCGTAAAAAATGGGTGCGTGAATTCGAAAGTCGTTATCCTGAATGGATGGAAAACGACCAACTGCGCGAGAAATACGTGGAAATTGCTGGGTCCACTACGTTGGAACTGCCCGAGAAGACCAAACTGAAACTGCTTCGGGAGTTGGCAGGCGAAGTGCATTTGACGAAGGAGGATATGTATTAGACAAATTACTCATGTGTGTTATCGCTGAATTGAATGCGCTGTGTTCCAGAAGACATAACAAAATGGGTTAAACTTTAAGTGATATTATCACATAATATGAATGAAATCGTATCTAAAAGCGAGACTAGTCCTATAAAAACGATTGATGAAATTCTTGAGCGAGAGACCACGCAAAACAACAAGGCGACATGGACCAAATTAGACAAAACATCAAAGGTCAGCAAATTGTCGGAATACGCCAAGCGCGTCTCAAAGGAAAAGGGGCTTGATGACACGGATTGTCAGGAGTTGAGCAAGTATCTGTCCGATGCGTTGGAGAGAAAAAGACTCCTAAGTGTGAAAGACGTATCATATGATAATACAACAGGTGAAATTACAAAGATCCATTGCCTTACCTTCCCAACGAATTCAAATAGAAAATTTACATTGAAACGGGGTGAAAAACGCGTATCTACTCTAAAGTCGTTGGGTCCTGGAAAGTCAAGAAAGAAGGCAGATAAAAGCGAAAAACCCGAAAAAACAGGGAGAAACGGATAAAATTGATATGGTTATGAATTAAAGGGTGTTTGCCAGTAACAAGTATGAATGTTAATCTCGACGAATTGAAGAATATCATTGATGAAATCCAACCTCCTCCATTGCTTTCACCAGAGGAGTATGGTGAGATGGTGGAAACCGCAGGAATCCTTGTTCATGATATGATACGAGAGAACCCGATGATATTCATCCATCCATCATTTGAAGATGTTGTCCATTACGATACCACCGAATTGCTGACTCATCAACTTCAACCGATATTTGAATTTGATATTGATGAATATGTGGAATCTGCAGTCTTAGAGGCAATGAAAATATTCCACACATATATTTGCCCACGAAGATCATACGACCCCACGTTTATCCGCGTGAAACCTTGTATTGAAAAAATGGGGGCAAAAATACACTATCTAGAAAACATTCCCCAACCGGACCAGCGGACTACCGAATGGTATTTGTTTCGCCATCGATATCTTACTGCCAGCAGTCTGTGGAAGGCATTTGGTACGCAGCGAGCCCAAAATGAACTGATATACAATAAATGTCAACCGATTGATGTTGAAAAATATAAGGTCGTCAACACCGAGAGCCCTATGCACTGGGGGCAAAAGTATGAAGACGTATCTATTCAATGGTATAATCACACGTATGGGACAAACGTTTCCGATTTTGGCTGCATTCCACATCGAAACATTCCATACTTGGCGGCGTCTCCCGACGGAATCAATACAGATAAGACGTCGGCACTTTACGGAAGAATGCTAGAGGTAAAGAACATTGTGAATCGCGACATTACCGGTATACCTAAACTGGAGTATTGGATTCAAATGCAGTTGCAGATGGAGGTGTGTGAGTTGGACGAGTGTGATTTTTTGGAAACGAGATTCAAAGAATACGAGAATGCTAAAGACTTCTACAATGATGGCACGTTCCAACACACAGAATCTGGCAAGCCAAAAGGGATTGTCATGTTCTTCAATAATGGGGGTGTTCCGTTGTATGAATACATGCCATATGGAATAAACAACGCCGAGTTTGAAGTCTGGGAAGCAAGCATGATGGAAAAGCACAAGGAACTGATGTGGGTGCGAAATGATTATTGGTATATGGATGAGGTAAGTTGCGTTCTTGTATTGCGAAATAAGTTGTGGTTCAAACACGCGGAGCCCATCCTTAGCAAACTCTGGAGTACGATTGAGTATGAACGCGACCACGGCTCTGAACATCGTGCACCGAACCGAAAAGTGAAAGATAGGACGGCGCCAACTGCAAGCAAGTGTTTGATAAATATCACAAGCGTGAATGTGCCGGAAGGAGCCGTAACCGCTCATACACCTGAACCCGAACCTGAATCCAAAGTCATGACATTGCCGGCCGATATGGGGGTCAACGAGATACACATAAATACAGAGATTCAGAACAACTGATCTGCTAATAATTATATGAATTATATGAGACTATCGACTAATCCAAGCGATAAACATTTATCGGAAGAGAGCCATACGTCTGACAGCAGAAGGTCGTTCAATTCGCCTTCGTTAATATTTGAGTTTTTCAGGTAGATTTCTTTTACCATTCCCATAAAAAAATTGAGATTACTCATTTCATCTTTCATTTCGTTTAATTTGCCAGAGGAGGCTGACTTTAATTGATGAATGAGAATGGACGAATGCTTTGTCATAAAACGCTTTTCTCCACAGACCGCAATGACAGAGGCCGCTGAAGCAACGTATCCATCAATGTATATGTGAACGGGGGTATCCATATTTTGTATCAAATCGCAAATGTAGAAGGTGGGCATTAGCTCGCCTCCTAAGCTTTGCATATGAAGTTTGATCGGAATACGGCAATCATAAATATATTCCAACTCTTTTGACTTTACATCTAGGTTTTTAAGCATCGTGGAAAGCATGATACATGATTCGGTAGTGACCGGACTATAAAAATTGATGGTAAGTGGGGTGACTCTGTCAGACTCTTTCACTAGTTGGGTTGACGATGCGTTCGCCTCGACGTTCTCTTTATCGTCGGCGTCCAAAAAATTACCGTTCAAGATAGATTGCGATACATAGCGCCCGGTAGACTGGAGAAACGCGTTACGCGCCAGATATAACCCGTGTGTTTCGAATGAATTGAGAAGCAAAATAGCCCCACTTAATATGAGTCTCATTGCCTTAATAGAGGTTTTTATTTTATTTCAAATACCATTTTCGAGATTTGATAAACAATATTATACAACGATTTAAACTTTCGTTGTATACTATAATATATATGGAGACTCCTAGCCCAAAATCGGTTGGTAATGGCGGGGCACTGGAAATGAGTGTTGTGAAACGGAGTGGAAAGCACGAGGACGTCTCGTTTGACAAAATCTTGAAGCGAGTCAAGAAACTGGGGGCAGAAGCCAAACCCCCAATAGTTCTGAATTATAGTCAACTAGTGATGGAGGTTATCGACCAACTCTATAGTGGTATTTCGACATCGGTGATTGATGAACTCACGGCGGAGCAGTGTGCTTCTTTGTGCACGAAGCATCCCGATTATGGAACGCTTGCCAGCCGCGTCATTGTTTCGAACAATCACAAGAATACTCAACCATCCTTTATCAAAACAATGCGCAAGCTCCAAAATTTTACCGACATTCATGGAGAGAACGTCCCCCTTATCCATAAGGATTTGTGGTCTGTCGCCAAGAAGCATGGCGATGCGATTGAAGCAATCATTGACTATCAGCGCGACTACGACATTGATTATTTTGGTTTCAAGACGCTTGAACGCGCGTATTTGATGCGTGTGAACAAAAAAATTGTGGAGCGACCCCAGCATATGTGGATGCGCGTATCTATCGGTATTCACGGGGATGACATGGAGGCGGTACGGGAGACATATGAACTGATGTCATTGAAATATTTTACGCACGCAACCCCGACGCTTTTTAATGCGGGCACCCCGCGTCCGCAGCTGAGTTCATGCTATTTGTTGTCCATGGAGGACGATAGCATTGATGGCATTTATAATACGCTCAAGGAGTGTGCTAAAATTTCAAAATGGGCGGGCGGAATTGGCCTACATATTCACAACGTTCGCGGCACAGGAAGCCACATTCGCGGAACGAATGGGACCTCCAACGGGATCGTTCCGATGCTTCAGGTCTTCAATAAAACTGCACGCTACGTGGATCAGGGGGGCGGTAAGCGCAATGGTTCGTTTGCGATTTACATTGAACCTTGGCATAGTGACATTGAAGATTTCCTTGAACTGAAGAAGAACCACGGCGACGAGGAAATGCGTGCAAGGGATCTATTTTACGCGCTGTGGATTCCTTCGTTATTCATGGAGAAGGTTCAGGCCGACGAAGATTGGTGTCTGTTTTGCCCAGATCAGTGTCCGGGATTGTCCGACTGCTATGGTGACGAGTTCAAGAAGTTATATGAAGAATACGAGTCCGCTGGAAAGGCGACCAAGACGATCAAGGCACGCACCCTTTGGTTCAGCGTTTTAGACTCCCAGATGGAGACAGGAACGCCGTATTTGCTTTATAAAGATGCGGCAAATGAGAAGAGCAACCAGAAGAATCTTGGTGTCATCAAGTCGTCCAATCTGTGTACTGAAATTATTGAATATAGCAACAAGGATGAAACGGCGGTCTGTAATTTGGCCAGCATCGGACTGAGTATGTTTGTGAAAGAGGACAAGACGTTTGACTACGATAAGCTTCACAAAGTGGCGAAAGTTGTCACATCAAATCTGAATAAGATTATCGACGTGAATTTCTATCCGACGGAAAAGACTCGCCGGAGCAATTTCCTCCATCGCCCGATTGGCATTGGGGTTCAGGGATTAGCGGATGCGTTTGCCATGATGGATATTCCATACCATAGTGATGTCGCGGTGGTCGTGAACAAATATATATTCGAAACGATTTATCACGCCGCCCTTGAATGTTCGAATCAGATTGCGATTTCTCGTCGCGAGGATATGCTGCGCCTGAGAAAGTATAAAGAATGGGACGTAGATATTTTCTCCGAGACGACCAATATGTCACGAAATTATGAAGAGAAGAATATCAATGAAACGGACAAAGAGGCGTTGAAACGTGTGCAACCAATCCGCGCGGAGTTCGATATCGGTGTGGACGGTTTGGCGGGGGCATATTCGTCATTTATTGGTTCGCCTGCGTCCGAAGGGATGCTACAGTTTGATATGTGGAATGTGGAACCATCCGATCGATACGACTGGAAGACGCTAAAGGAAAGCATTAAAACATCGGGATTGCGGAATTCGCTTCTTTTGGCACCAATGCCCACCGCGTCTACGTCGCAAATTTTGGGTAATAATGAATGTTTTGAACCATTTACCAGCAATATTTACAGCCGTCGTACTATTGCGGGAGACTACGTTGTGGCAAACAAGCATCTTATGAAAGAGTTGGTTGAACTAGGACTTTGGAGCGAGTCGCTCAAGGACAATATTATCATCAACAAGGGAAGTATCCAGCAAATCGATGGCATTCCAGACCATATTAAAGAAAAATACAAGATCGTGTGGGAGATTCCAATGCGACACATGATCGATATGGCGGCGGATAGAGGAGCGTTCATTTGCCAATCGCAAAGCCTTAACTTGTGGGTAGAAGACCCGGATTACAAGATACTGACATCGATGCACTTCCACTCATGGAAGCAGGGTTTGAAGACAGGGATTTACTATTTGAGGCGAAAACCCCGTCACCAGCCTCAGCAATTCACGATTGACCCGGACAAGGCCGACGAGTGTCTTATGTGTGGCAGTTAGATAGAAATAGAAATAGGAGTAGAAATAGAAATAAAAATACCTGGGTATGTATATAATTTATAGAGGTATTACATAAATTATATTCAGAATCTTCACGTATGCGAAGAGAAGATTTATTTATATTTATATTTATTCACAGTACCGTTTGTAGAGGTTGCGGAGTTTCGTGGAGCCGTCTTTGGCAATATCGTGTTCGTGTCGCATCATTCCATAACATCGCAAACAAATAAGCACATCCCCCATCGAGTCGTGTGTTCCGTTGGGCATGGTCTCAAAGAGGTATTGGTGTAGCTCATGGAGTTTGGGATATTTATAGTAAAGACGTCCGGTTCGACTGGTTGCCTCGATTTGGCAAAGCTCAATCGCGTTCATCATCGTACAGTATTCCTTTTTTCCCCTTCCGTTGCCCGTTGTGAAATACTGTGGAATACCTAGTCGGTTTGATTCTGCCATCACCATGCGCTTGTCAAAGGAAATATTGTGCCCGACAACCCATTCAGCTTGTTGAAGTGCGCGATTGAAATCGTCGAGTGCGTCTCGCAATTGGATACCTTTACGCATTGATTGCGAACGAGATATGCCATGTATCTTCATGCTTTCTGGTGAGATGTGAACTGATGGGTCGAGTTTGACGATGTGATCTTCACAGACTAGCATGCTGATGGTCTCAGTATCGTAGAGAATAAAACTGAGTTGAATAATATGCGGCCATTTGGTAACGTCATTCACGGAAGGATTGCGTTCTGCCGGCAGACCGGTAGTTTCGGTATCAAATACGAGAATCTTCATAGGCTTGTATAGGGGAAACATTGAGATTCTAATTAAATCAATTTTCTTATATATGAAAAAATGGAAAGTCGCGTGTTTACTGGATTGTTTGGATCTCGAATGATGGGCAATACACGTAGAGAGTTGTAGCAGTATTGTCACGATCCACGCTATTGGTTCTCACATTGAAAGTGGATAAGTCCCGACGTCTTAGGGTTGATGGCACGGAGTTTCGCCGGTTGTTAGGTGTATATCTGTGTTTCGATTTGTGATTTGTGTTGAGAGATACCATTTCTTCTTTTACAACATCAAATGTTAGACCAAAGGATGTTTGCGCTGAAATGTAAGTTCTATCTTGATGTTTCACGCGATTCAAACTCACATCTGCTTCAATGATGGGTTTGTTTGTTTCGAGAATCAATTCAATGTCGCATGGTAAGTAGCGTTTATGGAGCACAACAAAATCGAGTTGCGTGAACGATACTTGCGAGAGTTCGGCGTTAACCAGGCGTTCTACAATAAGCGCTTGTGTAATGTGCTCGTCGGGGTGTATTGTCGCGTCTCTTCGAGGCAATCGCAGCACGATCAGGTCTAACGTATCTTCTTCATTGATTTGTTGCTTGAACCACGTGGTAGAGATGAACTGTCCGGATATACAACCAGATTCTAAATGAAGTAAGAATGGGCGATGAAGATTACATATCCACTTCCCATTGTTTCTGCGCCAAATGAAGAAAAAACTGCATCCTTGAAATACTGAATCGTCGTATCCTCCATTTTCATAAGTAGATAATATGGAAGACATTGGAGTATAGTTATAATGCGATAATGTATTTTATTATGATTTAATATAATACATTCTATAGAATTGGGAAGCGGTTAGTTTATTCTGTTTCAGTCACCGTATAGTTTCGGCATATTCCGAACGTTTTTCGGTGAAATTTGGTAATTCCGTGTTTGATTATTCCTTCATGATGGGCTGCTGTTCCGTAACCCTTGTTCTTTAGAATTTGATAGCGTTCATTTAAACTAGGTTGTTCCTTGCAAATATCTGCGATATAATCGTCCCTTGCTACTTTTGCCAGTATGGATGCGGCTGCAATTGCCGTGTATTTGTTGTCCCCCCCTTCGATACATGTATGGGGGACTTGAAATACCGAATCGTCACGAAATGTGATGAACGGTTTGAAGTCGTTGCCATCTACTAGGAGATGATATTCGCTATTTGGCTCGATAATGTTTCGTGCGGCTTCGTGCATTGCGACATGAGTCGCGTTGCGTATATTGATTTGGTCAATCGTCTGCTCGGTTGAAAACGCCACGCTCCATTTAATCGCATTCGCTTTCACATACTCCGCTGCTTCTCGTAACTTCTTTTCGGAGTGGAAACGTTTGCTATCCTTCATCATTACGTGCTCAAACGTGTCGTCTTTAGGTAGGATTACCGCGGCTGCGTAGACACGCCCCAACATTGGTCCTCGCCCGGCTTCGTCGATACCTATTTCCAACGCAGTCGATTCCACATCAAAGCATTTGGAAAGTGGGGTTTGTTTCTGGCGTTTCTTCTTATCCGACATTTTTTTCAATTAGCGTCGTATAAATAAAACGTTTCAATTAATCTTAAATATTTTTTCCACGCATAATCTATATGAAGTTAAAGTTATCCGTATTGCACATATTTATCATTCTTCTAACCGCACTCGCGTTCTGTTCGTGTGTAGGGACCATTGTCTACGAGGGTTTCCACGAGAGCACGTCGGAGAATAAAAATGATGGTATGGGTGTTTCCAAAAGCATGATACCCAATGGCGACGAAGACCTTTACATCCTGAAATCGCAGGTTGTGCCGCCAGTGTGCCCCGCGTGCCCGAGCATCACGACGTATCCTCAACAGAAGTCCGAAAAATGTACTCCGTGTCCGCCTTGCGGGAGATGCCCCGAGCCGTCATTTGAGTGTAAAAAGGTTCCCAACTATTCGGCTGCTAAAAGAAACAAGGTGGTTCCGCGTGCCGTGCTGAGCGACTTTAGCAGTTTTGGTATGTAATTCAAGTATTGAGTCTGTATGATGTATATATCATTTCTACATACATCACTTCGTATATACATCACATATAGCTAACCATATTATGTATTTGGAATCTATTCGTTGGAACGTTTCTTGATACACTTTTTATCGATTTGCATCGTTTCGCATTTCTTTTCTTGCGGAACTATTTTGATAATGCATTTTGCCTTCTTCCCGTACAATGGTTCGGTACAGCCCTTTTCACGCTTACGCGTCTTGTTGATTCGCAACATTTTCGGTTTATCTACCGTGCACCGAGAACGAAAATGCTCGTATCTCTCGCGCACATCACAGTAAGAAAGCCCAGACTTCTTACCTAGCAATTTATTAATTATCTCGTGTAAATTGTAAATATACCTCGAAAACTTGTCTCGGTTTTCCATGTCGCATAATCGGAGCGGACGTGCTTTGAAATTCTTTTTTAGGTTTTCGCGACAATGACGACAAGGCAATACGTTCTGTAAATTTAATACAAACTTTCGATAATGTAACTTGTCACGTGTAGTCGGGTTCGTAGGATAGTTGAAGCTCATCGTGTGTAAGTAGTGCCACATACTAGGTCCCCATACTGTTGTTAGCATTCCGTCTCCACTCGCGTATTCCTTTTTTTTGTATGTTCGGCGACGCGTCCGTGGTTTCTTTGCAGTCTTCTTCATAGAATAGCACTAGAATAAAAATGAATCAAAAATGAATAAAAATCAATGTCTTGTCTTGGTGGTGGCATTATGTACAAAGGTTTTAAGAATACGCTGTTCTGTGCTACCATTATTCGACGGAAAGGATACGCCTTTCAAACGAAGAATTTTAGAATAATATTCGCTATCGCTCACGTAATCAGAACGGACTATTTCAATCAGTTTTCCATTCACGTTCTGGAACAGCATCTTACTTGATATGCCGAATTATCTTTAGGTATTATTTCGTTTATTTGGTGCGATTAATTAAATCTACTATACTATATATGGATAATTTACTGAAACGCATTCCAAATGTGATGAAGGGTAAATATTTTTGGTTGATTGCCGCTCTGGTCATCGTGTTATCGGCAGTATCCTTTTATTATGTTAGAGCTGCCATAAATAAGAAACCTTCTTATGTTGAAAACAAAGAGTTCGTAAAAGGACAAGGGTCATCAAATGATGGTCCTAGCAATGCGGTCGACATATATTTCTTTTATACGTCGTGGTGTCCGCATTGTAAGACAGCGTTTCCCGTGTGGAATTCGTTGAAGGCAGAAAAACCTGCCGTAAAGGGAATTACGATCAACTATATCGAAGTGGACTGCGAAAAAGAGGCACAAACAGCAGAAAAGTTCGCGGTTGATGGCTACCCTACGATCAAGTTAGTTCATGGGAAACAAGTCATCGAATACGATGCCAAACCCGAACTCGACACATTGAAACACTTTATTGAAACATCGGTTTAGGTGTCGGCAACCTCTTTCGCTGCCTGACTCGTGTCGGATGTTGATATATAGTCCAGGAATATGCTTGCTTGCTTTTCACCCCGATCAATCAACTTTTTCCGAAGCTCTTCGGTGGATAACGCGTTCATCCATGCGGGCAAGCCGTCTAAATCTTCAATAAGGCATCGGACTGTATGCTTGATTTCTCCTTGCGCTTCTTCCGTGTCTATTTCTCTCTTCATCTTTCGAAGGATAACCAGCAAGAAATCAAAGACGTTGGATTCGGCGGTAACCTTGCATTCGTCTAATACCCAAATATTCTTGAAAGACAAAATTTCGTCCTCCGCACATTTTGTCTCTTCGATACAATCACGCAACGGATAGTTATTGAGCAATCCTCCGTCTATATAGCATTTATCATCGAGACACACGGGTGTAAACGCAAATGGATATGCCATACTCATTGCCAACGCGTCGACCACAGGTAGAGTCGGATGACTTGTATGCGAAAGGCAGACCTTTTCTAACCGATATCCGTTTATTTCAGTCGTGTAAATATGAATGTCTATTCCATTGAAGTCAAAAAGTTCTCTCAAGGAAATATTTGGTTCCAAACCTTTCGCAGTAAAGAGAGGTGACAACGTTTCTTTGATGAATTCGACATTGAGAACACCTTTGTTATGGTATACCTCTACGAAGGAAAGAGGGTCGAGTTCAATAAGTTTGTTCCACGGTCGCTTGATGAAGTAGTCATCCAACCAATGCCATTCGTAACCCAAAGAGAGAACAACACCCATATAAGAACCGA